AGGTTCAAATCCTGCCCCCGCAACCAGGAAGTCCAAGGGCTTACGGAAGAAATTCCGTAGGCCCTTTTTCTTTTTGATACCCTATGTCTAGGGGACGGCGGCGGCGCGATGACTTCCGGGTGTGAGCGCTCAACCAAAATGAGAAATCGTATCAAGCAAAATGAGACGATTTGCCCGCCTCGGTTATCTCATATTGCTTGATCCTTTTCCTGCTCCACTTATGCCGCCTTGGGCAGCAGCATCTCGCAAATCTTGTCGATTACCGCGTCCTGCTCGGCGATGAAACCGCGCGCCACAGCCTCCAACAGCTCCAGCGTCTGGGGGCGGGCGTCATCCATGGCGATGTCATTGGCCAGGGCCGGCTGAAGCCGGAAATATTTGTCCCGCAGCAGTGCTTGGGCTTGATGGCTGGCCGTGTCGGACTGCCCGTCGAACATGCAGTCGAGCAGCGGGCGCGCCCAACGGGGCACTCCCCAATGCCGGGCCTTGTTGTAGAGATACGGCCGCTGACGCGAACCCGTGCCCAGCGACACCATAACAGCGCCGTACATGTGGCTGGCCTTGGCCACCTGGGCCAGGGAGCAGGCGGACGGATTGTTGGCGTACAGGCCGCCATCCACGGCCGTAACGATGTCCCCGGCCAGTGAGGTGATGCGCGCCGGGGGGAAGTAGGTCGGCGCGGCACTCGTCGCCCGGCAGACGTCGCGCAGGAAATAATCACGGCGCTGGTCAGCAGCCTTGGCCGACTTGAAAAACACCGACGTCCTGGCCTCTATGTCATACGCCGGCACGAGAAGGGCTGTGGTGCAATCAGACAGTTTGAGCTCCTGGAACACGTCGAAAAGGGCCGCTTCCAACCCTGCCGCCCCGTACTGCGGCCCCCAAAGCCCCCAGCCGGTGGCCAAGCGATGCCGCAACGGCCGGCTGAATATATCCCCACCACGTTGACGGTAAAGGTCGGCTACCTTTTGCGCTGGGATGCCGGTGGCTACAGCACAGGCGATGATACCACCGGTGCTGGTCCCCGCGACCAGGTCGAACAGCTCCCCAGCCCGTCGCCCGGTCCGGGACTCAATCTCGGCCAGGACCATGGCCGGGTCGAGACCGGGGAGGCCACCGCCGTCGATGGAGAGGATGCGATAACTCATGACGCGGTGGTCTCCACGGTGGACTCGGAAGTGGTCGTGGTGATTGCGGGCATCTCGGGCCAGGGCGCGGCGGATATGTCGCCCCCCCAGGGGAATCCGTCCTGGGTCGGCAGGTCCCGCAGTGTTTGGCGGTAGCTCTTGACCGCCGCTAGCGACTCATCAGACAGAGGATAATCCGGCATGGCCAGATAGTCTGTAGCGGTTATGCGTTGATCCCGCTCGGATCGTATGGTGGCGGCCATCTCCTCGGTCGTGGCCAGGGCACCGAGGGAGAGTCCGTAAAACATCAGTGCCGCGTGCAATCCTGACTCGGACTGCTCTCCCGAATCGTCCACAGGCGACGAGGGTATAGCAGTGAAGCCCTTAAAGGTTAGCCAATCCGACGCCTGGGCGGCATCGACAAAAGCGGCTGCCGCCGTACTCCAGACTCGCCCATCCGAAAGTTGCCAGTACCAATTGCTCAAATCACACATGTTACCCCACCCCTATTATGAATATTGTCAGCCCGTAGCAGTATAACCGGCAACTGATCCAGGGAAATAGCTGGCTCCGCCTCCGTTCGTGGATATAATACCATTTAACGATGCTACATAACGATACCCCGTAACTGTGCCGGATACTGTTGGCGTATTTGCCATGTCTCGATATATTATACCTAATTGACTTGCATATGCCGTTGCAATGGAAGAACTTCCATTAATTGTAACATTTTCAACAATTATTATCTCTCCAGCAGTGTCAGCGTATAAAAATGCATGGCATGATGCCGCGCTTAAACTACAACCTGACAACAAATATATAACACTACCTTTACACGCCTTTATGATAAGGTCATCTACTACTCCGCCACCTAAAAATGAAATATTCTGAAACTTTACAACTCCATAATTAATATAAACTGCACGACATCCAAGCGAAGACACACTTGGAGCCGAAATTGTCATGTCAGTTAATGTGTATTCCCCCGATCCTGTTACTGCCTTAATCGTCTGAGGAAGCGTATTGGCATAAGTAGTTGGTAAATCCTTAACTATTGTCTGGCCTATTCCAGCCCCGACAATAACGATACATCCTGTGCCACTTGAATATGGTCGCAGGTTCACGCACTCAGCGTATGTGCCAGCTGCGACATTAATGGTGATATCATAATCACCAAGCGCATAATTTAGCGCCACCACAGCGATGGCGTGGCCTATTGTCCGGAACGGTGTCTCCGCAGACAACCCATCATTGTCAGTGTCCGATCCCGTTGTGGCCACATAGAGCTGCCTAGACACAGCAAGCGGCTCCAATGTCCTTGCCGATAGTGCCTCAAGCGCAGCTTGTACCCTGGTTGGATCGCCCTCCAGCCCGGCGGCTGCATTATCAAAACTGATTTTGCTGGCCGGATGCGCCGGATCGGCCGCCTCGTGCTCCTCGATGTCGCTCTTGAGCGCCAGCACCGCGCCGGGCGAGATGGTGGCCGTGACGTTTTGCGCGCCCCCGACCACGATGTAGATGTCGAGCACCTTTTCGACGGTCGTGGCCGACGCCGGCAGATAGTCGTAGCGGTCGCCGGAGTAGGCCACGGCATAGAGGATCTCGCCCAGATCAGGATCGGTGGCGAACACGCCCAACTCACGGAAAATGAATCCCGTATCCAGACCGCTGTTGCTGATGACCACTGTCAATTTGACCGTGCCATCCCCCTGGACCGCCAGGGACTGAATGGGGACGGACAGGCGCTCGTCGACCAGGGCCGTCACGTCCTCGGCATTGGTATCATCGGCCCAGACGCCGGCTCCGGCAGCCACACGGGTGATATTGAGGGCCGCGCCGGTTTGGGCCTTGGCCAGGAGGTTGAGCCCCAGGGAGGTGAGGACCATGCCGCCGAAATCAGCCATATCAAGCGCTCCTTACGGTTATGCGTTCGCAGGTGGCCACCAGCGCGGCGGCATAGATCGGGGGGCGCCCCCCGGTCAGGACCAGGTCGACCACGGGCACGCTTTGCCGGTCGCCGGCCACCACGCCAGCCCAGGCGGTCAACGCTCCGGCGGCCGGTTGCGGCTCGAACCGAGCCATGAGTATGTGCCGGTCGCCCTGCACGGCCAGGATGCCGACGCCGGTCGCGGCGGACTCCTCCCCGGCGATGGACAGCTTGACCAGCTTGGAGCGGGCCGGCTTGTATTCATTGAGCAGCCACAGGAGCAGTTCATAATCGGCCTCGGCGAACGTCTGAGTTGGTGGCGGAAGCAACTTGCACCAGAACTCGGCCCACCGCTCCGGGTCGTATTGCCGCCAGTTGATGATGTCCGCGCCGGTGTAGCCGTAGAGCTCCAGCATTTTGGGCATGCCGGCCTGCTTGCCCCCCAGGTAATGCCAGTACCAGGCCCGCACCACGCGCGTCTTGAATTGTGCGTCGGTCTCGCTGGGGTGGCGGACGATGGACCGGGAGGCGGCGTAGTTGGTCAGGTAGTCGGCCTCGGACGTGGCGGGCAGGAACTGCCGGCGCAGCCAGAGGATGGCCTCGCGCACGTCGTCCAGGGCACCCGCGCCGCCCTCGGCCAGCATGGCCAAGGCGCCCTGTTTGAGGCGGATCAGTGGCCACCGGAGCGTGTCGTGAAAATAGGACCACATCACGCCCATCTCTAGGCCTCCCCGGCGGTGCTGGTGGTCAGGGCCAGGCTGGCCAGCACGGCCAGGCCGTCGGCGGCCACGGTCACGTCGGCGGCCGGGCTGGTCCAGGAGACAGACTTGATGCCGTCCACGTACATGACGGTGCCGGTCAGCCGGGCGAGCGTCAGATCCTCGCCGATTTGCAGGGGCGAGACCTTGGTCACGGTGGTCGGATCGGTGAACAGCGCCCGCAGGCGTGCTTCGGCGGCGGCCGCAATAACGGCGGCATCGCCGGCGTCGGGAGCCAGGACCAGGTCAGCGGATATGGCAACATTGACGGCCGCGGCGCCCTTGACCAGGAAATCGTCATTGACCGGCGCTTCGGCCGCGACCGCCACACGCACGGCCTCGACGAGCGCGTCGGTGGGGATGCCGGCCGAACCCTTTATGACCACATCCACCGTACCTTGGCCGCGCGGATGCTGGTCCAGGATGGTCACGGCGATAACGCCCGTCACCGACAGCGCCCAGGACTTGTAGGCAAACTTGGTGCAGCCGTTGGCGTCGGTCCATTTGAGGAAATACCGCTCCCGAAGCGAATCATCGTCCTCTGCGTCCGCGCCCTCGCTCGTGAGCCAGTCGGCCGCATTGGTGACGGCCTCAATGCCGTCGATGACGGTGGATATCTCGGTGATGCTGCCCACGGTGACGTTGGAGGCGGTGCCGTACTCCTCGGCCGTGACGGCCACGGCCACGGACGTCTGGCCGTCAGGCAACACGGCGTCCGCGTCGGTGACGTAGCGGTAGACCGCGCCGGTGCCGTCCGGCAGCGTCTTGACGATGCGCCCGGCGGCAATCTTGACGTTGCCGTTTGTCCCGGAACGGGAGAACACCACGGTGCCGGCGGCCTTGGTGGCGGCCCGGCGGGGGACGCCGACCTGGGCGCAGTGCAAATCGAGCCACGCCCCCGTGGCCGACTCCGGGAAGGCCTGCTTGAGGATCGCAAAAAGGAACTGGTAGAGGGCGTACAGGCCCCAGGCCCACAACTCGATCAGGCCGCGAATGACGCCCTTGTTGAGATTGAGCGCGCGCGGCAGCCACCCCTTGGCCGCGTAGGTGGCATGCACCTCGGACAGTCGGGCGTAGAGGGCCTCGCGCACCTCACCCAAGGATTTGCTAACGGGGATCGACATCGGCCACCAGGTCCGCCACCCGCAATGTCATGGTCGAGACGTCAATCGAAAAGACCATATTCTCGGGGTGGGTTGCGTTGATAAGAGTAAATGAGGCGGACAACTGAACGTGCTCCTCGTCCCATGTGCGAATGTTGCACGTGGCCGAGCCGACCTGGACGGCCGGGTCGGCGTTGATGCGGCGCGCCACCTCGGCGCACAGGGCGGCTCGATTGAGCGCCGTGGACTCGTCCTTGACGAACATCATGACCAGGCTGCCGAACTCCACGTCGTAAAAGAGCGTGCCCAGCACGGTGTAGAGGCGCAGGGCAATGTCCTGGTTGGCGGTATCCGTGCCCGAGCACAGGGACAGGGAGCCGTCGGCCAGGATGACCGGCTCCCAGTCGCTGTCCAGGGCGATATCCTCGCCGAAAAGATCGGTGGCGTTGACGCTGTCGCTCATCGTCATCCCTTGGTGGAGGCCCGCTGGTTAATGGGACAGGCGTCATAGCTGCCGCTGCCGCCGCCGTCGGAGTAGCTCCAGATCTCCGGTGCCCGAAACACGAGCTTGCCTCCCGGGCCGACCTCGATCAGCACGGACTTGCCGACCTTGCCGCCCGAGGCACCGGCGGCGTTGGCGCACAGGCAGATGTTGCCCTGCTTATCAATCTTGAATTGCGTGGTGGGATTGAGCTGGATCACGAACTCCTCAAGATCGGTCTCGGGTGTCTGACTCCACCGGATGTCCTGAATAAACGGGAAATCGGGGTCGCCGTCGTAGTAGCCGATGACGCACGGCGTGCCGGCCGCCGGCGGGCAGACCACGCCCCGGTTGGCCCCGCCCCAGATCACGGGCAGATCCAGCTTGGGATACATGGGCTCGTCGGCGTCCACGCTGCCGTCGTTGGTGAGCGGCTGCACGTCGGCGTAATACGTGCCGTCGGATCTATAGGCGGTCACGATCCTGCCCTTGCGGGGCATGCGGACGTACTTACGCAGGTTGGGCTGGGCCAGCTCGATGGCCCGGCGCAGCAGCTCGCGCAGATCCGACAGATCAATACCGGGCATGCTCGGCTCCGTAGGTGATCCAGGTCCGGGCGGCCGTGCCCTGGATGTCGTGGCGCACGGCCAGGACGCGCAAGGATTGATTGGTGCCGCGCCGGGCGTCCTGGAGGGTAAACGTCTGGCCGGGCCAGACGGCCGGGGCCAGGAACGTCTGCACGACACCCTGCCCCAGGGCATCGGTGGCCGGCGAATGGGTGATCAGGTTGCCGCCGGTGGCGGCCACGAACCCCTGGCCTGTGAAGTCCTCGAAATCGCCCCAGTTGACCTTGCCCGAGCCATCCACCCACAACCGCCAGCCGGCCATATCCTGGCCGTAGGCCCGGCGGCAGGAGTGCTCCACCTGCTCGATCACGTCGCGGGGCGAAATATTGGAGGCCACGAACCGAGGGAGCGTCACACCGGCGGGAGCGTCGATGCGACCCACGGTCAGACCGGCGGCCTCGATGGCGTGGCGCACGATGCGGTCCGGCGTCTCGGACTGCCAGGCCGGGGTGATACGCGCGGTGGAGAGCGCCTTTTCGCCGCCGGCGGCGCCGACCTCGATCTGGTCGACGGTGCCGGGCCTGACCCACTCCACGGTGCCGGTCCAGGCGGCCGGCTCCTCGTCGCGGTAGCCGAGCCGGATCTCCACGGCCGCCCCCTTGGTGAGCCGCTTGGCCTCGGCCCCGAGCGGATCGGGCAGGGTCAGTCCGGCCCGGGAGAGCGGCGCGCCGCGCCGCGCCTCGATCCAGCAATGCGGGCAGCGCAGGTACTCCACGCCGCCCACGACAAAATGCAGCCGGATGCCGTCGATGGTCCGCGCTCCCCGGTCGGCGCTTTGGCTCGGGATGGTCATCATCAGCCGACGTCCACCGAAATGGTATAATCGTCCGCCTTGGACGGATTGACGGCCGGTGCCGATCCGGATGCGGTGGCCGCCTTGTCGGACTTGACCACGCGCTGCTCGGCCTGGACGACAGGAGGCACATGCTCCGCGAAATGGAGCGACACCATGATGGTATCGTCCTTGTTGGACTCGCGGGAGGCGAGCGTCTTGAACACCACCCGTTCGATACCCCGGGCCTGGATATGCCGATTGAGGATGTCAAAGATTTTGGGGCTGGCCGCGCTGCCGTAGCCCTTAAAGAGGGCGTTGACCCGGGCCAGCTTGTCGTAGCAGTCGCCGTCGTCGTCGGAGAGCAGCACGAAATCAAAATCGATCTCGGCATCCTCCCAGCCCATGGGCGTCTTTTTCTTGCCTGATAGCTGGTCGGACTCGGCCTCATCGAACTTGACGTCGCAGGTGATGTTCGAGTTGGCGAACACGCCCGGAATGGCCTCGTCGCCCAGGCGCAAGACGCCGTCCTCGAAAGTGAGGTAGCCGTCGTACTCGGGATAATCAGGCATCGTACTGCTCCACGAAGCGTTGCAGGCTCTTGGCAAAGCCCTGGCCGTCGGTCACGTCGGGCAGGGTCACGGTCAGGGACTGGATGACGATGCGGCTGCCGCCGGGCCGGTCCTGGTCATGCCGCCCTCCGGCGAAGGGCGATTGACCGGAGGCGGCAGCGTCAGGCAGGCGGACATCCGGCGGCGGGACCGCCTGCCAGGAGGCCGTGGCAGTCAGGTCGGGCAAGGCTGGGGAGTCCGGAGCCGTGATGGCCATGGGCTGCATGGCCGGGGCCGGTATCGGGTTGGCCAGGGTCAGGGCCGCGCCGACCATGGCGGCCGAGGTGGCCTGGGCCAGACGCGGCCCGGCGGACGCCACGCCCGTTGCCAAAGTGGTCATGATGGCCCGGCCCGAGGCGGTCAGGGTGGAGAGCGGCCCCTCCTTGGCGTCGGAGTGCGTCAGGAAAGGAGTGACCGCGTTAAACGCCGATTTCACGGCCCCGGCCACGGCTCCGCCTGCCGATTTTACGCCGGCGGTCAGGGTGTGCATGATGGCCGCGCCGGCGGCCGACAGGTCGATGCCGGCCAGGAAGGACTTGACCTGCTCGAAACCGGCCATGATGGCCTCACCCACGCCGGCGAAGGCACCCGTGACCCAGGCCACCGGGTTGAGCCCGGCAAACCAGGCGGCAAGGCCGTCCCACCAGCCGGACAAGGCCGCGCCCACGCCGGACAGCGCGCCGGTGATGGCCTCGCCGGCACCGGAGAAAGCGTCCCGCAGCCATCCCAAAAGTTTGACACCCAAACCGACACACCACATCTCGAACAGCGTCCACAGCTTTTCCAGCGCGGCGGTGATCCCCGGAAAGGCAGCCTCGACGGATTGCCAGAGGCTCGTAAACACCTTGCCCAGGTGTGCCCCCAGGTCGGCCAGCGAGCCGCCCTTGCCCGTGAAGACGCCGATCACCCAGCCGATCAATGCCCCGAAAAGTTGCAATGGCACCAGAGCCATGCGTATGCCCAGAGCGATCAGGCGAAAGGCCACGCCCAGCACCTGGCCGAAAATTTTACCTGCCGCCGCCCAGCCCGAGAGCTTGGAGTCCGCCGCGATCCCGAATAGTTGTTTGAGCTCGGCCCAAAGCGGCGCCAGCGCGTTGAGGATGGGATCAAAGGCGTTGGCCAAAGGGGCAAAGATGGCCCCGATCCCGGACACGCCGTCGCGCAACGCATCCCAAGACGAGGCAAAAAACTGCCGCAGGCGATACAGCACCTTGCCGACCTTGGTTACGACGCCGAGCAGTCCCTTAGCCTCGATATCCTTGGCTAATTGGCCCCTGAGTTCGCCGGTGGAGCCGGTCAGCGATCCAAAGACCGCCGCCACACCCCGGCAGACCAGCACGGCCTTGTTCCACCATTCGGTGAGTGTGGTCCGCATGCCGCCGAAATTGGTTTTCCAGGCCACGACCAGCACCGCGATCACGGCCAGCACGGCCCAGATCGGCGCGCCCAGGGCCGCCAAGGCCGCGCCCAGCGGAGCCAAGGCCCAGGTCGCGGCCGCGCCGGCCATGGACATGGCCCACAGCCCGGCGGCCACGGCGGCCGAGGCAACGACCACCGTGGCCGCGCCTCCGGCCAATAAAACGAGGGCCTGGCCTACGTCGGTCTGGGCCAGATCGCTCAACAGATTGAGCACGGGGATCAAGGCGTCGGCCACCTTTTTAAGGGGCTTCAAAAACGGATCGCCGATGGAAATCAGCAAGGTATCCCAGGAGCCATGCAGGGATTTGAGCGACCCCTTGAGGTTGTCCATTTTTTTGGCCGCTGTTTCGGCGGCCGAGCCGGCGGAATTACGCAGTTCGCCAGCGAACTGGCGCACCTTGTCAATGCCGGTATTGAGCAGGGCGTTGGTGGCCGTGATGGCGTAGTCGCCGAAGATTTCCTTGATGTAGGTCGCCCGCGTGCCCGTGCCCATGCCCTTGAGTTTGCCTTCGAGCTGCTCCATCACGTCGAGGATCGGCAGGATGTTGCCCTTGGCGTCCCGGGTCTTGATGCCCAGCTCCCCGAGCAGCTCGGCCCCTTTTTTGTTCGGCGCGGCTAAACGGAGCATCATGTCGCGCAATTGGGTGCCTGCCTCGGCGCCCTTGACGCCCTGGTCGGCCATCTTGCCGATCATGGCCGACAGGTCGGTCAGATCCACGCCGACGCTGGCCGCCACGGCCGAACAGTTCTTGAGGGATTGCACCATCAGGCCTACGTCGGTGGAGGTCTTGTTGGCCGTGGCGGCCATGACGTCGCCGATAAAGCCGATCTGGCCGGCCTCCATGTGGAAGGTCTTCATGGTGTCGGTGGCGGCCTCGGCCGCCTGGGACAGGCCGATGTCGCCGGCGGCGGCCATGGACAGCACGCCCGGCATAGCGGCGATGATCTGATTGGCCTCCAACCCGGCCTTGGCCAGGTCCTCCTGGGCCCCGGCCGCCTCCATGGCGGAGTAGGCCGTCTTGGCCCCCATTTCGAGCGCGTTGGATTTGAGGGCGGCCATCTCGGCGCTTGAGGCCGAGGCCACGGCCGCGACATGGGACATGGCCTGCTGGAAGTCCGCCGCCTTGGCGACCGCGCCGCCAAGGCCTAGCATGAGCGCGGCGGCCACAGCCACAACCGGCAACATGGACTTGGCCAGGGCGCCCAGCTTGGCGCCAAGGCCCTGCGCCTCGCGGCCGGTGGCCGCCAGGGAGCGACTGATGCCGGCCAGCTTGCCGGATATCAAGTCCTGCAAGGTCATAATGGCTTGCACGCTAAAGACTGCGTCGCCCACTTATTTGCCTCCCATGGCCTTGCTCATAATAGTCGCCAGCGTCTGCCACATCCGGTCTTCCATCCATTTTGCCCGGGCCGCCTGCTCCGCGAACGCATCCAGATCATCGGCCGGGGCCTCATGCAGCCAGTAGCGCACCAGCACCGCCCGTTGTGCGGCGCCGTCCTCGGCCAGATCGGCCGAGGCGGCGCGGATTACTTTCCCAATTCCCCGAACCCCACCCGGCCGAGGATTTCATTCCCGAAGGTCGAGCCCAATCCGTCGTACGCATCCAGGGCGGTCTTGAGCTTGTCCTTTTCCCCGGGCACCACGCAGTCCAGACACAGAGTCCGCAGGGCGTCCATGGGCCGCTTGTTAATGCCGGCCACGGCCCGGGAGAGCTGGGCCCGCATGGGGCGGCGGAAATGGTAGGTCTCGGAATGCTCCACGTCCTCGAAGTCGGTAAACCTGTGGGTCAGTTCCAGGGGTTTGACCGTGCCGTCAGTGGTCGCGGTACTGGATTCGACTGCCTGGGATGTGGTCGGGAGAGAGGTGGTCACAGTAGTATCAGGCATCATGGTCTCCTTTTGAGGTTAATCGCCGGTCGCGCCGGCGTCGTCGTAGGCGGGTTGGCCGCCCCACTGGATGGGCGAAAGGATCTGGAAGTCGATCTTGACCTCGATCTTCTCCGCGCCTTGTTTGGGGTCGCTCGACTGTTTGGTCAGATGCACGGCGGGCAGCGTATCGACCACCGTATCCTGGTCGTCGTTGGCGTAGGCCACCACGATGGACACGGGCTGCCGGGTATAGATGGAGCCGCCGCAGGCCAGGCGCAGGGCCTCGTACTCGGTACGCAAGAGCGTCAGGTTGCCGGTCGCCTTGTAGTTCTTGCGGCCGTAGCCCTGGGGGACGCCCCCCTTGCCGTACGTCGGCTCGATAGGCCGCTCGTCGCTGTAGGAAATGTCCTGGATGTCCACCATCACGCCTTGCGGCCCCATGACCGTGACGGACTCCCAATCGTAGGTGTTGCCATTGATGGCCATTATCCCTCCTCGCTACGCCGTGGCCGTGTCGGACAGACGCGGATCGAACGTGCTGCCGGCGTAGACATAGCTGGCGTAGAGCTTGATTTTGCGAATGATCGGGATGCCGATGAGCGTGATCTCGCAGGCCACGCCGTTATTGACGATGTCCTGATTGGGCGGCAGGTAGACCACATCCCCGGCCAGTTCCTTGGGGATGGCCTTGATCATGGTGCCCAAGGCATTTTCCAGGTTGCCCTGAAGGTAGGCCAGGCCGGCCGCGCCGCCCTCAATGACTGGATCGCCGACCTCGTCGTACATGGACTTGAGGGCCTGGATACGCAGCAAGCGCAATGCCTTGAACACGGTCCGCAACACCTCGATCCATTGATAGTCCGAGGTGGCGTCGGCCATGGTATGGGCCTCGCCCCAGTAGGTGCCCTCCAGGCTGGCGTACCTTTTGGCCGGGATGTAGCCATTGGCCTCCAAGAGGGCCACGTGGGCCTCGGTATAGGTGGAGGGCAGCGCCAATTGGGACACGGCGCCGTCACGCACCCGGCCGATGGCCCGCATGACCGGGATATTGAGCACGCGCCCGACCACCAGGGCGGCGGCGTTACGCTGCTTGGTGTATCCCGTGGTGTCGGAAATCTCGCCGTAGGCCGCCACCACGCACACGAACCGGTGGGCGTACCCGTCGCGTTCCTTGATCAGCGCCGTCACCCAATCGTCCACATCCTCGTCGCTCTGGGGTTGCCTGGCCTCGCAAATCACAAACTTGGGCCGGTGCTTGCTAAACTCGGTGTCCATAAGCGCCCCCAGGGACGCCCAGTCCACCGAGTCGCTCGGCCCGACCACGTAAATAAACTCCGGGTCGATGGTTTCGAGCGGCAAGCTGATGGCGTTGATGACGTTGACCACCGTGGGCACCGGGGCCAGGACCAAAAAAGTGTAGGTGTCGCCGACCACGTACGTGCCGACCGGCATGGTGATGGTGACGCCGGTGGTGCCCACGGCGATGTGCCCGTCCACCGGGATGGTCTTGGTCGCGCCGTAGTTGTCGCCGCCGTCCACGGACAGCTCGTACTGGCCCGCATTGCGCGCGCCGCCAGTGGTGATGACCAGCGAGACCTGGGCGGCGGCCAGCGGCGTACCGGCGACCGTGATGTCCGGGCCGGTGCCGATCTTGGTGATGGGCCCGACGGGCGTGCGCACGTCCACCGTGTAGGTGTCGCCGGCCACCTGGTCGCCGGCGGCCAGGACCAGGGTGGCTCCGGACGCGCCGCACGGGATCTGTCCGGTGACCGGCACCACGGCGGCAACCCCGTAGGTGGCGCCGTTATCCAGGCTTACCTGGGCCGTGGCCGTGCCGAGCGCCCCGCCGGTCACGATCCGGCAAATCACGTCGGCGTTGGCGGCCGGATAGCCCGACACCGTGGAGGTCGGCCCTTCGCCGGCGTGGATCACGTCGGTGATGTAGCCACCGGCCTGGCCGGTCACGGGACAGGCCATGACCACGGCGTCCTGGCCGGCCGTGGCGAAGATGTCGCGCAGGGCGTCCACCAACGGGCCGACGCCGAGCAATCCGGAGAGGTCGGAGGACTTGCCCAGGTAGTAGAGCTTGCCGACGGTGCCGGCCGAGCACACGCCGGCGATGACGGCGGTCCCCGAAACATCGCCCGGGGTCAGGCCCGACGTCCCGTCGACGATGTACTCAAAGACATCATGCAGCTGGCCCATGGATTACCTCCCGCCGCCGAGCGGCCGGCCCTCGAAGGCGGCCAGAGCGGCATCAAAGGCGGCCTGGGTCACGGCCTTGCCACTGGCCCAACGCTGGTGGCGCATAAGCCCGGCCAGCTTCCAGCCGGGCAGATCCTTGCCCAGGGTCTCGACATCCACCAGTTCCTCGGCAGGGGCCGTGGCGGTGGTTGTGGTGGTCTGGCTGGCCGTAGCGGTCGCGCTGGTCTGGCTCATGGTCGTTTCCTCGGTTGTGGTTGTGGCCGTCCCGGCCGTTTCGCTGCCGGCGGTCGTGGTTTCGTCAGATTCCGCCGCCTGGGCCGTACCGGTCGTTGCGGTGTCCAGATTTTCGCTATCCGTCATGGCGGGGCACTCCTTTAAGGATGACGGGGTCATTAAAAATGACTGTTTTGATCCAGGGCTTGGACACGTCCCGGCAGAGGTAGCCGGCAAAGGCCACGTGGATGGCGCAACTCCGCTCCGGCAGCGGGTCGGCCAGGCGCGACAGGAATCCGCCATAGGCCGCCCGACTCGCCTTGATGGTCACGAGGTTGCCGTCCGCGTCCGCCGCCAGCTTCGGCAGGGCCAGCAGAAAGGCCTTGGCCAGGGTATCCAGACTGTCGCCGTCCTCGGTGCGGAGCGTCAGTCGCACAGGCAACCTCACGGCGTAGACCACCCAGCGCATGCGGCAGTCCGTGTCCGCCTCTTTTGTCGCCGGCCGGGGCAACCGGGCCAGCCGCCGGGGGGCGCGGACCAGCGTCTCGGACAGCCAGCCGATTTCCAGGCGCGGTTTGACCAGGATCGGGCCGCGCTGCTTGTCCGGCTCGGCCATGACGGCCGATTCGGGTACGCCGGCCGTCACGGCCGCAGTGGTGATGATACTTTCCGCCAGAGTTCTCATATTGCCTGATACTTATTTGCCGCCAAACGACCGGGCCACATGCCGGGTCACGCAGGCCTTGGCCTCTTGCTCGTCGGCCTCGGAAATACCGATGAACGGCCGGGCCGGGATGTCGCCCCAGGGGATGGGATGGCCCTTGCCGGTAGAGCCGTAGGCCCCTTTTTTGGCCCCGAACTGGTGCGTGCCGGCCCGGACGTCGGCCGTGCCGACCACCACCAGGCCCGGCGAGGCCTCGTAGCCGACGGAGTCCTTGAGCGCCCCGGTGTCCACCAGGATCTGGCCGCCGCGCTTGGTAGGCGCCCAATCGCTGCCGTCCGGAGCCTTGCCGGCATCGAACCGGTCCTGGGTGCCGGAGACCAGCGCCGCGCCGATCTGTTCGGCCAGGTGCTGGGTGTCGGCCACCATGGTGGTGGCCTTGGTCATGGCGGCCATGAACGGCCCCAGGGGCATTTCAAAGGAGGTGCCAGTCATTAGTAATGCTCCCGCCAAAAGCGATCCCCGAAGATGGGCCGGTCGGCCCGGACGATCACGGACTGATCGGTGCGCTCGTAGCCGTCCAGGCCATAGCCGGATGTGCCCTTGCGCATGGCGTCCAGGTCGATTTGCGCCTGCTTGACCGCCGCCTGGAGCGGTATCCACTCGTCCTTGGTGGTGCCGCCCTCGGTGACCAGCGTGGTCACGCCGCCGACCACCCGATAGGCGGCCATGACGGCGCAGATCCGCTTGACCGTGGCCGGCACGGGGGCAAGCGGCGTCCGGTAGAGGGGAGCCAGCGCCGCGTCGAGCTCCGCCGAGACCTGGGCAATGTGCGAGGTCACGGCCCCGGCGCGCAGCTTTTCGGCCGCGTCCAGGTAGGCCGACAAAACAAACTCGCCGAGATTGTCCGTGGTGCAATAGGCGGTCATGGCCGGGCGTCCTTAGGCCAGCACCGTGGCGTCGCAGATGCCCTTGACGTTGGGCAAGGGGAACGGCTTGGATTCGGCCACCAGCTTGTAGCCGCTAGGATCCTGGACCATGATCGGCTTCACGAAAAACGGCATGGGCTGGAGCTTGGACTCCAGATCATCCAGGGCGCAGTACGGCAGTTTGTGCCCGGCGTCCGTGGCGATCATCTTGACCACCTTGTCCGGCACTACTGGCACCATGGCTTTGGTCTTGGGGTTGCGGCTCCGCTCGGAGCGCCGTTTGACCAGGAAGCCGCCCACGTTGATGCCGGCCTCGGTGATCTCCACCTGCATCTTGGCCGTGCTCGTCGAGGCCTCGGCAATGGCGAACAGGGCCCCGAACGCCGACCGGCCAGCCCAGACCTCCACAGCGCCGCCATAGCCGTTGTCCTGGATGGCCTCCTGCATGTCCGAGAGCAGCTCGAACACGTCGCGCAGCTTCACGCCTTCGGCATCCCACAGGGTGTCCGGCGCCACGGACAACACCGCGCCGAACTCAACGACGTAGTCCTCGATCCCGCCCTTCTCCAGGGCCATGGGCCAGGAGTAAGAGCCGGACAGGGACAAGGCACACAGAGCCTCGGTGGTCTGGCGCACCCCCCGGAGCAGCAGGTCGGTTTTGTTGGTGGCCCAGGCGGATTGCCCCTCGCCGTGCAGCATTTGCAGGTTGGACAGGTCCGCGCCGGTCACGAACTTGTGGGTCCGGATCGGCATGGGCTCGTAGGTGGCGATGACTCCGGACTCGGACACGGCCGGGATGGACGGGGCGCCGCGCCGAATGAGCGGCAACGGCTGGGACTGCTGGGCCACGTCGTCGGCACCGAGCACGGGTAGACCGTGCTGGGGCCGATCCTTGTAGATGATGTCCATGACCGGCGATTTAGGCACCGGCAGAATGGTCAGGTAGCGGATGATGGCGTCCCGCGAAAAAAGGCCTCGGATGTTATACATGATCGCTCCTTAGTCGGCGTAGACGCCGGCCGCCTGCAGGCGGGCCAGGGTGGCGGCGGACGGCACGGCCTGGGTGACGTCGCCGATTTTCAGCACGTCGGCCCGCACCGAACCGTGAATGACGACCAGGCCGGAGCCGGCCAAGGCCGTATCCACGGGCTCGTCCAGCACGCCGTCGAAATGGTTGGCGTAGGCGGCCGCCACGGTGGTGCCGTTGGCCGGGGCGACCGTAAACGAGACACTGACCGCGCCCGTGCCGTAATGCACCGCGCCCGTGCCGCCGGCGCTGCCGACGAGGCGGCCGCAGCCGTCGTCGGCAAGCGTCTCGACGCCGTCGGTCACGACCACGGTCCCCGGATGGACAGGCGCCTTGGCCAGTGTGGCCGTAAAGTCCTTGAGCGCGCCGGTGCCGGCGGCGAGAGCCTCGGCCGCGACCTCCACATAGGGCACCGCGCCGGCGGTTCCCTTGGCCAGGAGCAGTCCGGCCGGCAGTTCCCCCAGGCCCGAGGCCAGGGCGCGGGTGACGATCACCGGATCATGGCCGCCGCCTCGGGCGCGTTGATCGTCGTAGGACAGGGTTCCCAATCGCGCTTTCATTTCGCCCCCTTACATGTACTTGGTCAGATCGACCGGGATTTTGCCGGCAACCTGGGACTGGTCGGTGGTCCCGGGTGCGGCGTATTCGTGCAGCAGCCCTTGCGGCTGCCTGGCCTCCAGGCCACGCCAGTAGGCCTCCTCCTGGGGCACCTTGGCGGTCTGGCCGTCGGGCGCGGCAAACTCGATTTCGCCGGCCGCCGTGCCCAGGGTCTTGGCAAAGGCCAGGACCGATGCCTTTTCGCCAGGAGTGGCCTTATCCGCCGCCACCAACGCGGCGAACCGGGCCTCCCGGGCCTTGTCGGTCTCCGCCGCCCGGTAGCTGGCAAAAGCCTGCTCGGCTTCCTGGGTCTTGCCCGTGGCCTGGGCCAGGGCATCCTTGGTCTTGGCCAGTTCGTCTTCCAGGGCCTTGATGCGATCCTTGTCCGCCCCGCCGGCCGCCTCGGCCTTGAGCCGGGCGATCTCGGCCTTGAGCTGTTCAACCTCGTTCATGGTTCCTCCCGAAAATTCGATGGTCGGGCCGTCGTCGCCGCCGGCCGAAAGTTTGACCGGGGCCAGCCCGGTGATGGCCGGGGGCACGGCCCCTAAAAGGCCCACGTGGATCAACCGGCTCTTGTCCGGAGACAGCTTGACCGAGACGTTGCGGTAGCGGCCGGCGTCCACCAAATTGCGCACGGTGTCCGGCACGTCCCGGAATTGCACCAGCAGCCGGTCGCCATCCCGCCGCACGCCGGCAGTCCAGCCGTAAGCCGGATCGTCCGTGTGCGGATGCCCGAACACCAGCGGCGAGCCGTCCGGATCGTCGGGTTTGAACCCGGCCGCAATGCGGTCGAAGTCAGCCGAGGTCAGATCCACCGGCTGGCCGTTCATGGCGGTCCAGCGCCCGGTCCTGGCGCACTCGATCCAACGGGTGAGATTCATGGGGCGGACTATGCCCCGGGGAGGGGGAGGGGGACCACGGGACGAAAGACGTCTGCGGACGTTGTTTTGCCCACCGGCGGCATTGGTCCACGTTTGAGGGCAGGCCTAGGATAATCCCGGTATAATCCTAGGTCTAAACTAGGTCTAAGACTCGCGGGAGTCCTCGCCGAGCGGCAGCGGCCCAGAATGGTTGGGTGTAGGGATGGACGGTCGGATAGGTCTAGGACGGTCTAAAGGAGGCGCTTGACCGGACGCGCTCCGGCTCTATATATAAAGGAGACGGCGGCTACCTGAACCTCGCCCTGGCGGGGGTCGCAAACAAGGGCCCGCCGGTCTGGCCGGCCAGGGACGGCCAGATATTTATTCCTTCCGATAGAGCAGCGTTCCGACACGCTGTTTTTCAAGATAATCCAGCATTTCTTTCGTTGTCTTGGCGGTCGCCTTCGGGGTGAAGGCAGTGGCAGCCTGCCACTGCCGCAGTCTGACCAGGTTAAAGGCGACATACCCGCCGATCTTCTTTTCCGCCGTGGCGAACAGGCGCAGCAGTCGCAAGGTCCGCATCGGTTTCCCGGAGATTTCCGCCGGCACGTCCCATATTTCGTAAGGATCGAGGACGGTCCGCGCCAGCAGCCGGACATACGGTGCGCGACCGGACTTATCGACTTTCCAGGCCCCGGTGGCCTTGTCCACGAAAAAGCCTTTGTTGATGACGACCGGCAGCTTGACGTCCGGCAGTGTGATGATCCTCGAGGCGTCCAGGTCGCGGATGCCGAACTCCGCCAAAAACGCCTTGACGTAGGTCTCGGGGGTGAGCCCTTCCGGCAGGATGTCTCCCTCGGCCACGGGCAGCACGTGCCTGGCGTCGAGGCTGGCCAGGGGCGGCCGGCAGACGTCGCCCGAGGCGGCAAAGGCCGGGCCGCCGCCGTCCCGGCACACCGCCCGCGTGACCAGGGGATGGATGACCTCGTCCAACACCTCGGGCGAGAGAGATCCAAACCAGTCCTTGCCGACGTTGCCGGCCCATCCCTGGTCCGGATGCAGTGGCGTCTCGGTCTCGAAATGCGTGGTCGGGTCCTTGTACTGGACCATCTCCGGGATCTCGGATTGGACCTCGATGCCCCGGGACGCGACCTGGTCGGCGGACAGGGATTGCACCGAGCAGCGGCAGCGATAGCCGTTGGGCGGATAATAGGTGGACCAAAACTCGTGATCGGCCGGATAGGTGAGCCCGTGCATGCCCCGGTGGGTCGGGCGCGTGCGGCTGTCATTGACGGCCGTATAGCGCCAGTACGGCCGATCATCGGCCACCCGTCGCATCTGGGCATAGCGGCCGGCCTGATAGGCGGATTGCAGGTTGGTGCGAAAGATGGTTTCCAGGCGCGTGTCCGAAAAGCCAAGCCCGGCCAGCCCCTGGGCGGCTACGCCTTTTTTCCATTGG